CTTTCTATGCGAAAAATTTGACCTTTTAATTTTAATTTTTTGATACGTTGCCAAAGCAAACTCTCTGATTTTTTCATTATGTTATTAAGTCAATAACATAAAAAAAGCCCTAACTCCACTCTCGCATTGTTAGGGCTTTAACTAGTCAATTTTATTATATATTTTTTAATCTCTGAAACAAGGTATAACTGATAACTCTGCTAAATTAGTGAAGATACTTCCACTCTCATTTCCCTCATCATCTGCACTTGGTGTTAAAATTGTACCATTGTCCAAGTGTATTTCACATGGTTGAAAACTCCAACCCATAAGTCTTTTTGTTTCTTTTGGACTTAACCACTCAACTTTTACAATTTTTCTTCCAACTAAATGTTTATTTACTAAATTTTGCCAATATTTATCTTTTGCCATTGTTAGTCCTCTCTTTAATTTTCTTAATTATTTTTTTTGCATATTTTTTATCGGATTTACTTTCAAATAAACCCTTCTCTTTTGATTTTTCAACTTTTAACAGTTTATTATTTTTATCAACTGTAAATGATAACATAACCATAATTATTACTCCTTTTTTGCCATAGCACTTATTTTATTTAATTGAACATCAAGATTAGTTGCATAATCCCAAACAATAATAAACCTCTCAATCCAATTTCTTTGTTTATCTGTTAATGTAGGTTCCCATAACATTTCATCTGCACTTAATAATGGGGACAGTTTTTCTCTGTCCCCAAAATTGACGTATATTTCAACAAGTGTCTCAATACTAACCATTTGGTAATGCTTTTACTGTTTCACTTGGAATTGTCATATTGATTTGAGTTTGTTTAGCAATCAAAGATATTTGTTTTAATACCTCTGCACCAATCATATCACTATGTAATAAATCAGTTGCTTTCTCTTCTAACTCATCTAGCTTTTTCAATTCTTGACCTTTTTTTGAATTATAAAAAGCAGTTTTTGTTTCTTCTTTGCACTTATCTTTTAAATAACTCTCTAAACTATCTGCAAGATCATAAATTTTACTTTCATAATCATATTTTGGAAGATCGTAGTTATCCCAATTACGAGTTTCTGACCAATTTTCCAATTTTTCTCGTATGGTTGAAAAGAATTTTTTAACTTGTTCTCTTTTCTCTTCAAGTCTTTTACGATAATTTTTAGAATAATCGTTAAACTCTTTTTCAACTTTTAAATACTTCTCAATGTCTTTTTCAATTCCTAATCTTTTTTTAAAAGTCGGAAAATTTTTTTGAGATGTTTCGTTTATTTCTGCTTGATGAAGAGATTGAATGACACTTTTCTTTTCATCAAATTTTCTTGATAATTTTTTTTGCCAATATTCTCTATTATCTTTGCTTATTTGTTTATTACTCATTATTGCTCCTTGTTTTTGTTAGTGCAAGTTTAGTGAAATAGGAAACTTGCAAACTACCCAAATGGAAATAGTGATTTGGACACTAGATTATTTTTATATTTACTTGTAGTTAAAAATAATCAAAAAATTCTTTTTTAACCAATAGTAAATCCACCACTATTTTTACAAAATTCAGAAAACTCTTTTACGTTTTCCTCTGTAAATGGATACGAACCATCACTATTTCTTTTGTTGTAAATCTCTTCCCATTTATCGTGATCTTCTTTTGGAAAATCTTTTGGTGCAAGATTTTTTTTATCAAGTTTAAAACAAACCTCTCTCTCAAATTCTGCAAGTTCTTTTTCTACTTGATCATTATGTTTTTCTATTTGAGAACGTCTTAATTCCCATGCTTGAGCAAACTTTTTACAATGACCACTTTTAACTAAATGATCTAATTGTTTTGCGATCTGCTCTGCTTGTTGTTTTGGTACTTCGTGACAATCGTTATAGTGCCAACTATCTTGATCTTTTTCATCAATAACTTTTGTCTCTTTAAGTACATATTGTGCTAAAGGTCGCCAATACCAAACGTTGTTTCTAAAGTATTCGCCCTTTTGATTTTTTGGATTTAAACCACTTATATCAAAACCCATTATTGCTCCTTTGTTAGTTTGTTAAGAATACTTTTTAATTTATTGATTATATATTTTGTAGATGTTTCTTGGTTTTCTATTGCTAAATCCAAGTCATCTTGCAACCAAAGAATTAAAAAGTTTTTTTCTTTTTTTGTTAGTTTTATATTCATATCCCATGAATTTAGATATTTTTAAGATAAATGCAATAGTTAAATTAATAATAATAAAAGTAATAAAAATACAAATAAATAAGGGTAAAATATAACAAATCTGATTAAAACTGCTAAAAAGGTGTACATTTAACAATAAATAAGATGTTAAAAAAATATTACAATTAAATTTTTTTAATTTCTTTAATTACTGAATTTGGAATAAGGGTTGTATTTCCAATAGTCTCTATTTTTTTCTTATCTTCTGACAATGAATAATCGCCAAATATTCTTGTTATACCTTTTGATTGCGATAATAAATGACCTTTTGTTATACAAGTTGCAAGATCAGAATTTTTTATTTGTTCAAAACTACTCCAACTACTATCGCTAACAATATCAAACCACTCGCAAGATACCATGGGATATTTTTCAATCTCTGAATTTATTTTTTTTGGAATTAAAATTTTTTTAGATTTTCGTTTTATTCTTTTCATAAAAAAACCATATGTATTTTCGAAGGTCATGAAAAAAAACCATATGTATTTTCGAAACTGAAAAAAAACCATATGTATTTTCGAAGGTCATGACTTATTTTTATCCTTTATTAAAATTGAAACAATACCTATTGAAGTGTTAAGATGTTTGTTGTGAACTTCATTAAATACTTGCATCCATTGAGACGTTTTAACTAATCTCTTCTGGCGTAACGTCAATGATGTTTTTGGCTTCTCCGATTTTACCTTCAAGTTCGGATAACCTCTTCTCCAATTGTTCACGACTCATTCCCTCCAACCCAACATGTGTTACTTCTTTCTTATCTACAAACATTCCAGCCATTTGGCCAGATCTGAATTCTGCATTAACAGCTACTGCATACTGTTTTTTATCTTCTGCTTTTTTACTAAGTGTTTCAAATCTTTTATACTTTTTTAATTTATCACCTTCATGTTTTTTTAATTCTTGGTTGTACTTCATTTCCATGTACCTGACTACATGTGGGTTCTTGTTTGGATCTGTTAGTCTTGAGGCAATTTCTGTTGGTCCTTCAGGTTTATTGGATTTGTATCCAGCTCTTCTTGCAGCTTCTACTTTGGTTATCTCTCCCCAATTACTAACGTATATATCTACAAAAGCTTTCTGCTTTAATGTTAATTCAGAGGTTGATTTCAAAACGTTTTTTCTTTTTGCCATAAAGATCCTTATCATTCTTGACCTTTTATATCACAATTTCTCCTAATACTCTTCCTTACAAACATTTTTTTATAAAAATTTTTGCACTTATGACGTCCTCTATAGTAATTTTTCCTAGTGTTTCTAGGAATTTTCCTAGTGTTTTCCTAGTCTATTTTGCTCTAAAAGTATTGATAAATATAGTATTTTCCTAGTTTCCTAGTATTTTTTATGTTTTACATATTTTTTTATTTTTTGTTTGTAAGAAAGTGCATTAGGAAACCATGAGCCGAGGGTCGTGGGTCTTGGTTCATTGACCTCTAAATTAGAATAATTCTAATATGTTCGATACCTTTACAACCACGGTTCTATGAGTATAAGTTAATAGTGTATTTATTTTTTCATTAATAAATGCCTTTTTTGTTAGTTAACGCTTAGAGCCCAGGTTTTTTTATCATCTCCCTGGGCTCTTTTTTTTTGGTTGATTTTTAAATTTAAACGTATATCTATAAGGAATGTTTCATATTAATCATATGATTCCTTTCTGCTTAGAGGGTGGCGATTGCTCCCTGCCCTCTAAGTTTAAATTTTATTATCCACCATGACTTTAAGTCTTTTACTAATTTCTCACCTCAAAGTTTTTTAAAAAATTTTCTACATAAACATTATCAGCTAACATAATCTGCTTTCTCTTATTCTCTACATTACGTCTTAATTCTTTACGCAGCTCTTGATCCGTTTCATTTTTAAGTCGTTGAAATAACTGATCATATTCCCACCACAAAAAATGTTTTCTTTTAAATTTTATATCTCCTTTCTTTAAAGCTTTATAATATCTAAATCGAACATCATCGGGTTCCCATCCAGCCCACCAACAAATCTGATCAAAGTCTTTAGATTTAGCTATCCAAAAATGTGCATCAGTTTTATTTAATGCACTCTTCCTATCTCCAGCTTCTATTCTACAATCTTCAAATGCATTTAAAATCACATGTCGCCATAACTTCTGTTCATTATTAACGTGGTTTTCAGCTAAGATATCTGCAGTAATCTTAGTGCCCATAAGTCTTAACAAGTCTGGAGAGTAAATCACGATAGTGGCCTTTCGAATTTTTAAAGTTAAATCGAGTAGCGACCTCGTAGTGTTCTTGAACATCCTCAATTAAATGAGTAATTGCTGCGCCTTGTAAATTTTCGTCTTTTATGTGTTCGTTAATTTCTTTTAAATCGTATAACATTTCACCTCTAGTATAATTATCAGGCATCATCTTTGATACCCTCTTTACTAAAGTCTATATATACAATATTATCTTTGTACTTTTTCTTTCCTAATTTTTTTATTTTTTTAAATTTTTTTTCTGCAGTGTGAATAAACTTTATGTCATGAGACTCATTTAAGAATCGTTGATCCATACTATCGTATCCATAGTTGACACCATGGAGCATTGCAAAAATTACAGATTGTAATCTTGAATACTCTTGATCAGAAAATTTTTTAGCAGCACTAATTAAAACTTTAGTAAGATCAGTGATACCATCCTTTTGTTTTGCCATTTATATAGTCCCATGCGATTTTATATAATAATACCTGTTCAGCTTCTGTGTGAGGTCCGTGAGACGTGGTTCCTGATCCGTTGCAAATGATACAATTTACATACTGCTTAGAGTGAGTAATGATATATCCAGTGCCATTACAATCAGTACACTTATTGAGTTTGCCAATACCTTTAGTCATATAAAATTTTTTTTATAGTTGCAACAGTAAATTGTAAAGAGAGTTGGTGCCAAGTGCAATGGACTTGACACCAATTTATGGAGGCTAGTGTTTTGGTTCGAAGTCTTGTACTTCTTCCCAAGTTTTTTCGGCTGCAGCTTCTATTTCAGGTGCAGCTAAATCATTTATTTCGTAATCTAAATTAGAGTCAGTGACACGTTCCCCACGCCTATTATAGCAATGAGTAGCCATATCTTTTAATGACAAATCAAAATTATCTAAAAGATTTATTATCTTACTAACTTCAGTTTTACTAAAGATAGGATTACCATCACCTAAAGTAGCAGTCAGATCTCTTGGAGAAACGTTAGTTAATCCTTTTAGAGTCATACCATGCTCATGGTCAGTTTTTAAATAAGTATCAATCTTATCGAGTAATACTTGTTCAAACATAAAGCCTTCACAGTTTCTAAGAAAAGCTTCACTTATTTTTATTTTATTCATAACACCTCTTATGTTAAAGTTATAATTGACTTTATTGCCAATCACTAAAACGATAAAATACTGAGCTTAATAATCAAGCACTTTTTAAAAAAAGTTACACCTCTTGGTTGAGAACTCTTTTTATTGCTAAACCAAAGATTCTTGCCATTTGTGGGACGATTGCGTTTCCGAGACTTTTGATTCTGCTTGCTCTATCTTTGTCCAATTCTCTGGAAATCCCATTAGGAACTCCACAAAGGTCGGATTCAATTTGCCACCAGGTTCTATCGGTTGATTTACTTTGTTCACTACATCGTTCAACTTCGCTCCGAACTTGGTTCCAGTGCCAACCCTCGTTACACTCCAACCTGATGAATTCTTTTTCACTGTCTCTGGTGGTGCTACTACATCCAACTGACAACTCGCTGATGGTGTTGGCCACATTATCTCTCCTCTCCTTGCCATGGCTTCCAAACACTTCGATGCTTGAGTGTTTCCCTTCAGTCGATACTGTTGCTCGTTGGCCGATGGTGTTGGAAACATTTGAACGTTTGCCGTCAGATTGTGTTGAGCTGCAGCCTTCTCTCCCTTCCTCTTGATTAGAGTCTCTGCATCCTCTTGTCCCGAGGATCGTGGAGTTGGATACATCCTCATTGTTTCTGGATCCACTTGTTCTCTCAGATTCGATGGTTTGGTTCTGCCCTTCCTGTGCCCCTCCATTAATTTTTTTGTCCCTGCTGCGCTTCTCGGCGGCAAGTAATCCATTGTGTTTGGAGTGGCCCACAATCCAGACCCTATATCTTTGGTGCCAAGCACCGATGCCTGAAGCTGGTATAAGGAAACATTGGACTTCGAAACCTTCACCTTCCAAGTCATCTTGCACCTGTCTGAGGACCATGCCGTTTTGGAGGTTAACAAGTCCTTGCACATTCTCTCCAATAACGAACTCGGGTTTGATTTCTTTAATGAGTCTAAACATTTCTGGCCAGAGATATCGGTTGTCATCTCTTCCTTTTTGTTTACCTGCGACACTGAACGGTTGGCATGGGAATCCTCCAGTAATGACATCTGCTTCGAATTCTTTTCCTTTGACATTTCTTATATCTCCTTCAATTGGTATATTTGGAAAATTCTTTTTTAAAACTTTTTGACAAAATTCATCAAACTCTACAAACTTTACTGTATCAAAAAAATCAGTGGAATGAAGGCCTAAACTAAATCCTCCAATCCCACTAAATAAATCTAATACTTTAAGCTTATTGTTCAATCTGATCTCGCATTTTTAAAAACTTTAATTTAGCGATTTTTAGCATACGGTCAAATAAAGGTTCTGCTTTGACCGTATGTATTTTATTTCTTAGTTCTCCGTTTACGTATAATGTAACGTTGTTTTTTTCTAGATCGAGTTCTATTGTAAAAAACTCTTTACCCTTTATCTTTTTTGGATCCATTTGAACTACCGTTTAAAAGTTTCATACGATATGCTGCGTTCGGAATTTTATTTTTCCTTGCTTGATGGTCTACATAATCATTTAAGATTTTAGATATCATAGCTCCTGGAGCTCTAAATTTGTCTTTACATAAACCTTTAAGTAAATCAAAATCAGTTTTTTTAATAGCTACAGATTTCCATTTATTAATGTCCATCGTTTTCCTCCTTAACTAAATCTTTCCAATTAGCTTCTACTTCCATATCTTCAGTTAAGACTAATGGATCTTTTGGTTTTCTAGGATTATCTCTAAAATCTTTAAATGGATCACCCATTAATGCAAACTTAGATTCAAGAATTTCATTTCTTCTTTTTAATTCATCTAAATTTTTTTGTAATAAACTAATGCTACTCATTAATCTATTGAATGCATCTTCAAGTTTTGTTAATGCATTTTCAAATTGATCTTCACCTTCAGGTCTTTCTCCTAAAGGTAATTGATCATTTGTTGTGATTGTTGTTTTTATTGATGACATATTCGTCCTCCTTTGTTAGTTGTCGGCATTCTAATTCATCTTCTAATAAAATAGTTGCCATGGTTTTATCAAATGGATAGTGCTTTCTATTAAGACCATCCGTAAAATGCACATCAGCAATTGTATCTACATACATATCGAAGTGCATTGAGTCTTGTATTGTAGAGCCATCCCAATCGTAATCAGGAATTAAAGATAGCTGCTCATCTACTTGTTCAAATATTGTTTCTAATATTTGACTTTTACTTTTTTGTTTTTGCATGAAATCTTACATATATGGGATAAATAAATAAGTCAAATAATATTGCATTGAATTTTAAAAAAAGTATAAAGAATTATGATCATTAAATTCATATTACTTACAAGCTTTTGTTTTGATATTAATAATGAGATTAAATGTGGTCAATACCTTAGAGATAACCTCTCAGATGCCTCAGAATGCCAATTGATGGCAAATGCTATAGGTAAGGCTCAAAAACGTAAAATGTTAAAAAAAGAGGGTAGTTTGGTCGAGTATAAGGCACATTGTATAGCAATTGACTCAAAAGGCTATAATGTTGACCATTCATTCAAAATATCCTATAATATCTTATGAAAGCTTATCGTATCATAGCTTATCAAAATAACTTGCGTGTAGACCAAGTAGTCGAAGCAGAGAGTGATAAGGCAGCACTTGATAAGTTTTCACAATTAGTGGACCAAGGTAAGTGTGAAATAACTGAAGATGGTTTTACAGGAAATGCTAGGGTTCACGTAACATACGAGGAACTAAAATGAGTCCTGAAAAAATAAAGTTGTTGAAAGAGCTGCAAGCTCTAGAAAACAGATGGACATCAGAGTTGTTAACTCATGGTGGTGTACATACTGGAATGACTAAAATAGAATCTGATATAAGATCTAAAAGAAACGAGATTAAATATCAAGATGTACAAGAAAACTTACGAGCATCAGCTTAAGTTTTACTTGAATTAAGAAAATCAAACTTTTCTCCTAGGCGTCTTTTCGGCAAAATAAACTCATAGTGATTTATGATTGCAAGTAACTTCTCTCTTTTACTTACACTATATGGTAAAAATAATGTTGCTAATTTGTATGCGTTACGATGAGAACATCTCCAACGCCATTGATCTTTTTTATTTAAAGAACCTTTAGCTTTACCTTTAAAATGAATTGAACCGACATTTACAATATCATAAAAATTTTTAATACAATCTAAATCTGTCATTGCAACTTCCATAGCTACATTCCATTTTTTATAAACTTTACCATTTGGACTATTACAATTATATCTTGCATAATTTATATTACCTTCGCCATCAAATAAACCAGCTGCATAAGCAATTAAATCTTTGTTATCATTCGGCATATTATTATTTTGCATCTCCCCAACTTTCTCCCAAACCTTTATCTACCACTGATGGGACTTTAAACTCTATGGCATTTTCCATTATTTTTTTTATTTCATTTGCATGTGCATCATCTTTAATATTAAAACAAAGTTCATCATGTATCTGTAACATAGGTAGATGGCCAGCATTGTAGCAATCTAACATAGCTTGTTTAGTTTGATCTGCAGAGGATCCTTGAATTAATCTGTTCAGTGCTTTGTATGTATAGGCTCTTTTAATATTATCTTTACCATATTTAGCTACAGCGTCATCAAATTTTTCTGCAACATGAAGGCCAAAGTCTTTTGTTTCCCACATATCAAATCTACATTTACGACCTTTCTTAGTTCTTATTACTCCTTTTTCATCTGCTGCAAACTTACATCTATCTGATAATTTTTTAACAAAAGGTACTTTGTTATTATATTTAACTATCAATTGATCCGCTTCATCTTTACTTACTCCAAGTGATAAAGCTAATTTATTTTTACCCATACCATACATTAATCCTAAGCCAATTGTTTTAGCCTGGGATCTCTCAATACCTACTAGGTCTGCTACTGTCTGATGAAAGTCAGCTTCTGTATTGTGATATGCCTCTACTAATTCATTAGATCCTTCATACCCATCTCCAATTGATGCTGCATAATGAACCGTCATTCGTGGCTCTTGCTGTGAATAATCAAAACTCCCCCATTTAAAGCCCTCTTCTGGTATAAATAAACTTCTTATCTTAGGACCAAAGTCTTTGTTTCTAGCTGGTACTTGCTGTAGGTTTGGATTGCTCATACTCAATCTACCTGAGACTGTGCCTCCTGAGTCAGATCTAAGTTGCTGTATCTCTCCATGAATTCTACCGTTGACTTGATACTTCATGATAGAAGATAAAAAAGTTCCATGAAATTTATTGACCTCTCTTGCTTGTACAATTAATTGTGCTATTTTGTTTTTATTATTACTCAACCAATTTTGTGTAAAGGAAGGCTCATTTGTTTTTTCAGTACGTGGATAATCTAGTTTCATTTTGTCGAAAGCTTTGGCAATCTGGCGTGATGCCCAAATGTCTACTTCTATTCCTGATTCTTTTTTTATGGCCAATAGTATTTCTTTCTCTTGGTTCAACATTTCTTTTTGTAATACTTCAGCTTTTTCCACTTGGACTCGGATTCCTCGTTGGCGCATTTTTATAAGCACCGGGAGAAGATTAGATTCTAATTCCCATATGGTTGTTAAACTTTGCGTTTGTATCTCTTGTTTAAATCTTTGCCATAACTTTAATGTAAGCACTGCGTCTTGCTCTGCATAATATCCAACATGTTCAGCGGGTAACTTCCACATCTCTGCTTTTGGATCTATACCATGAGCTGCTGCAGCTTCTCTTAATTCTGTTTCTGCTTTTATTTCTCCAAGATAATCTACTGATAAACTATTTAAACTGTATTGATATCTGTTTTCATCTATAAGTGCTGCAGCTATCATTGTATCTATGATTGGTCCGTTGACCGTGATGCCTGATGCTTCAAGCCAACCTACATCATATTGTGCGTTATGAAATATTTTAGGACAAGGTAAACTACAAACTTTTTTCATGTAAGCTTTTACTTGTTCAGGTATCATGTTACCACCACCTAAATGGCCAAATGGAAAGTATCCTTGCCATCCATCTACTGCAACTGCAAAACCTACAATCTCTCCCTTACCTAGAGCCCAACCAGCTCCTAATCTATCATTGATACCATCGTCTCTAGTTTCTAAGTCTATTGCTATTTCTTTTGCATTAGATAAATCTTTATACTCTAGTGGTGTATTCCAAATAGATTTTTTAAAAGTTAGTGTTAACTGTAAGCCTTTGCTCATATATATGTTTTTTTTCTATTATTTTATTTAAACGTTCTTTATTTTCTAAAGCATATAATGAGGCTGATTGAGAAAGTGGAAAAATCTCCCAACATAAATCTCTTTTTCCTTCTAAAGCTAAATAAATCTCCAAACGAAATTTTTGTTTTGCAACAGTAATTATTTTTTCTTTTTTACTTTTTTTGGGCATCTTTTAAATGTTCAATTTCTAAATCACAGTAATGTTTTATTTTTTCTAAATCTTCAATTGCTTTTCCCTTAAATAAATATCTACAAACGTATTTGATTACATTTGCTTGAAAAGGATTTAAGCTATTCTTTCTTATAAAAGTCCATGGTTGAATAAAAAAAGAAGCATAATGTGTTCCTCCTACTTGTCTATCTTTTGGGAATGCTTCGTCAAATATATCTTTATTTGTCATTTTTTTCTTGGACATAAATTAAATAGTCTGCACCAATTGGGTAGTTAAACTTATAGTCAGTTCTCAACAAATGTAAAGTTTTTCTTGCACGAGTTGCACCAGTGTACCAAACTCTTCTCTCATCACTTTTTTCTTGTTTAGATTTATGACTATAATCAGATGGAAAGTTACCTTTACTATACAAAACAACATGATTAGCTTCTCCACCTTTCACTGAATGAATAGTATCTATTGTAATAAGTGGATCCTTATCTAATTCTTTTTGTCCATATCTTCTTAACAATCTAATAAAGTGTCTTACTTGTCTTGGTTTAAAATTTCTTCTTAATATCCAATACCAAGGTTTCTTAACATCCTCATCTTTTAGTTCTAAGCCACACCATTCTTTTAGATCATTAAAATTATATTCTGTAAAATCAGGTTGTGCTCTCCAAAATTTATCTGTTCTGTAATCTGGATCTGCAAGTTCTCTTATAAATTTATACATGTTCCTTGCTTGTTTTTTATCTAATTTTTTATTTTTTGTAATTGCAGTCCAAGATTTAATTGCTTCCCATTGTTTTTCATCAAAACATTTATTGTCTCTATTATCTTTGTAATATAAGCCAGCATCTTTAGCTAACATTCTAAGTTCGTTAACTGTTTCAGTAATACGACCTAGTATGTACCAATCCTCTTTTAAATTTTCAAAAGGAATTTCTTTGAATGATAAATAACTCTTAACATAACCTTGGCTCTTTCCTGGTAGATATTCTTTCTCTTCACTATCTCTTATACCTCTTCTTATTACTTGTGAAAATTGATAGATAGCTTCTCCAAACCTTTGGGTCTTTCTTAATTTTACTTTTCGACCTGGAAAAAACTTTGTAAAATATTTTGGATCTGCTCCATTCCATTTATATATACCTTGATCATCATCTCCTGCTAGATAAATTCTATCTGCCTTCATAGCCATCTTATAAATTACAGACCATTGCAGCGGTGTACAGTCTTGAGCTTCATCTAAAATTAAAACCTTGAGCCGTGGAAAGTCTACCTCTTTTATAGTTCTTTCAATCATGTCATCAAAATCTATAAAGGATCTTTCTCCCCCACCTTGTTTATAATGCTCATAGGTAGAGATCTTACGATTAAATACTGTAAGCGAATCCCTTTTATATGACTCTTTCTTATACACTTCTTCTGGATCCATCAGTAAGTTTCTTGCTTTACTGTATATACCAAGCGACCAATCTTTAAATGTAAATGTATCGTCTGCTAATCTTTTGTCTGACGTTTTAATTATCTTTGTCTGTAATGCAAAATCAATTGCACAATGTTTTGGATCAAATACTTCCTCTTGAAAATATCTTCTACAGTATGTGTGTAGTGTTTTAAATCTAAGAAAGTCTTCAGAAGAATAATTTGGAAAAGCATCCATGGCTCTTCTTACTGCAGTGTTAACAGCTTTATTTGTAAAAGATAAATATGCAATATCAGATGGCTGCACTCCTTTTCTTAAATAATTTTTCAATACTCTTTCTATAAGTGTATAGGTTTTACCTGTACCTGGAGGACCAAAGATCTTAATAGTTTTTCTATATAAACTCTCTAGTATCTTAAGTTCTGAATTTTCCTGTGTGGAATTCATCATCCATTTCCGAAGGTTGGTTCTGTTTTTTAGGTTCAGGTGCAGCAGATTTATAATCTACAAACTTAGGCATTGTTACATACCATACATTCTTTTCTCCACTACCAGAATGATAATCCAAACGTTCACATCCTAAAAGATTAAAAGCTTCATTAGCTGATCTAAACACTTTGTTCTTACCTAAAAAATTTTCAAACGTTATTCTTTTAAAATAACAAACATTTGTTTCAGAGTCTAATACAACATAATTATCTTTTAATTTTTTAAAGTCATCTTCTTCAATGTGGTTCTCAAAAAACTTTTTAAGAAAGCTATATCTTTGTTCTCCTATATTATCTTCGAATTTCATTTGTTCATTCTCAACTGCCTTCTTAACAATAGTTGACATTAACATTTCAAACGGTGAAGGACCAGATCTTGGCCTAGGAAGTGTCATCCAAAAGATTCCATACTTCAATAATTTTACTCTCCAGGATTTTTCATCTTTCATATCTTCAGGATTTACAACAATCTTCTCTCCTTGAAAATTGA